ATGTTTTATGGTGATCAGACGCTAAAAGCCCTAATGGATCACGCAAGATCGTTTAGAGAATACATGGATACTTTTGATTACATCTATATATCAGATGAACAAGGACAAAATGAAGCAACCGAAGAAGACCAGAGCGAAGAAGAAGCCTAACTATTACTTCACCAAAGATCACGAAAATGCAATAATAGAATATTGTAATACTGAGTGTTCGAGAAGAAAAACTGAAATCTATGTGAAAATGCTACAACCCGCTTTTAGCGAGATGGTTGATAAGATCGTTTTCACATATAAGTTTACAACATTACCAAACATAGATTCATTGCGAGATGAATGTAAGATCTGGCTTATGACGATTCTGGATAAGTTTAAACCAGAGAAGGGTCACAAAGCCTTTTCTTATTTCTCGGTTATAACAAAAAACTGGTTCATCCATAAGGTAAAGAAGCAGCAAAGAAAGAACCAGAGAGAAGTTGATTTCGATAACGCGCCAAAAAGGTTTGAAGAGAAATACTTATCTACCGATGAATCCTGGGTGACCGATCAGCTACAAAGAGAGTTCTGGAAGTCCTTTTATGATGACATCAAAAACTGGGATATGAGCGAAATGAGAGAGAATGACGAGCGCGTTTATAAGGCAATAGTCGTTCTATTCGAGAGCAAAGACGATATAGAAATTTTTAATAAGAAAGCTATTTACCTTTACCTACGAGAAATAACAGGTCTCAATACAAAGCAGGTTGTTAATTCTCTAAACAAGTTTCGTATAATGTATAGAGACTTCAAAAAAGACTGGGAAAACGGAGAAATATGAGCGACGAATTTGACGATTTGATGGACGAGGCAATAGAGAACATCCGTAGCGACCGCGAAGTTGCGCGGGAGTTCTTGAATGAGTTGGCTACGCAGATCGCTCAAAATGCAGAGAACAACAGGTCCCTCTCTCCTGTCGCCGCTAAACACATTGAAACTATGCAGAGATCTAATGAGCAGTTAGTGAAGGTTCTCACCCTCAAACAAAAGGAGAGAACGAAGGAGGCTGGATTATCCGAAGAGGATAAAGCCAGTCTCTTTGACATGATCCAGGGAGAAGCATAGTGGCTAGAAACAAGCGCGCATTTAATTTTGCAGATTTTGATTTTGCTGAAAGTGCTTTTGATCTATTCCAAAACTCAATCCGTTCAGGGATGGATTACGATGCCAACATCAGTAACCAGTTTCAAGCCAAAGTTCTGACTCGCCCTACTAAGCTAACGGGCGACCCAAGAAATATTAGTTTCAAAGCAACAGACGGCAAAACCGAGATTTTTGCCTTTATGGTGAGAATACAGGGAAACCAATCTCCCCATCGCTTCTTGCCGGATCCATGTAGCATTGAATATACAGAAACTCCAGAGCAAAGAACCCGCGCATTCAACTCCATTCAACTACATACCAAGGTGTTGATGTCTCCAGATTCAGAGTCCCCCCTCCCAAAAATTGATGATATTATAAATATTACCTTAGAACGCGGTGAGTTCGGCTCATTCAAGACTGATCTGGCAAAACAATATGTCTCTATTGTCTCTGAGGCACAGCCGCCATCAGGACAAACATTTGGAGCATGTCAAGCTTTGGCGCAGAAGTTTAGTGAATCCGATATAAGCTTGGTCTCGGTGGGCTCCTTTTCAATTCCGAAGCAAGCTACCTATGCGCCAAACAACGGGGCACCCATACCAAATGTAGAAAATGGAAGACTTGAGGAAAGCGGAATTATATTATCATCGCCGGATCCCGCGCTCTATGATTCTAGAGCGGGCACCGTAAAACTTATACCCGAGGCAATAGAATCATTTGAACAAGTAATGAGGGATTATATAACAGATCATCCAGGGAAAAAAATCTCTATTTCCTCACACTACAGAACTTATGATACACAGGTGGCGATGAAGGCAAAGAACGGTAAATATGCTGCGACCCCCGGAAAATCAAATCACGGATGGGCTGTGGCTTTTGATGTTGACGGAACACGCGAGATACCGGGCGGCGGCTATCTAGTCTCTGGTGCCCCCGACACCAATAGAAGAAGATTTGATTCTCCTATTTACAAGTGGCTGGACAACGGCGGCAAAGGTCGCCATGGTTGGGTTAATCCCCCAAGCCTGAGAAGAGAATCCGGCGGCGTTATCGAGGCTTGGCATTGGGAAAATCTTACAATTGGAAAAGCACATTTTGTCGATACCCCATCCACACCAGAGTATGCAAACACAGAAATAGAAACAGAACCAGAATCTCCCACATAGGATAACAAATGTCAAGTTCTAAAAAAGTAAAATTATTTGATCCAAAGAGGCTTTCTCCCGAAGAGAGAGAATTTGCCGAAAGTATGCTAAAGTATATACAAGAAGGCTCTGGTAACTCCGAACAGGAGGTAGAATTTCTCAACCCACCAGGGAGCGGTCTTTATGGAACTGGTGGCAGTACGATCGATATCAATTATAACCAGAGCCCAAACGAAAAGATAATATCAAAGGGTGACGCCCACATAACTTTTGGGACTGATAAGCCATCAGGACCAGCATCTGGAAAATCTAGATCTGGAGCCCTAAGATCAGCAAGGATTGATTTGGTTGTTGGCAGAATGGCTGGCGGAGCTAGCCCGGCACCCGGCTCTTATGTCGGCAATAGTTTTCAGGCAGATGCCGCCAGAATTTACATAAGCGAACTTACTGATATAGATAAGAACTTTGGTGTCACCGAGGGCAAGTCCGGTGAGATGAAAGATCGCTCTGGTATCGGAATCAAAGCAGACGGTGTGCGTATTATTGGAAGAGAAGGGGTAAAAATAGTTACAGGTAGAATGGGCGGAACAGGAGAGAAAAACTCCCTCGGCGGGAAAATGTTGCCTGCTCCAACTATTGAACTTCTAGCAGGCAATAATTCAGAACCTCGACGAGTACCCGCATCTATCATATCGGGCGAGCAAGAGACGTATGATCCGGTTCAAGGCGTTGCGATGGGGGATAATACGGTCAGAGCACTTGGGGAATTATCCAATTTGATGACGGATGTGATATCTATTCTTCGTAAAAAATCAAACGCTAGCGTCATCTATAGCGCCGCCATCAACATTGCCCTGCAACTTCCGTCACGATTACAGGGCGCCGCCGCAGCCGCTGCTTTTGCCTCATATAATGTAAATGTATTGAAAACGAATTATAGCTTATGGCAATTTTTCATCGATAAAGCCTTGTGGGATATAAACTATCTTGAACCATTTGGCTATCGCTATATTGAAAGCAGAAATGTGAAGACAACCTAATTAATACCTAAGAGAAAACAAATGGCTGAACCATCCAAGTTTTTAAGATACCAAGACAAAAACGGCGATTTTTTAATTGACGAATGCGAAATAGACCTACCTGGACCAATAGAAAAGGTATGTCTTGATTGTAAACCAAACCCGAAAGCAATTGTTGAAAATTGGCGCTATTCAATTAATAGTCCGTTTTTGAACGAAAGAATCTGTCTGTATCAGGTAGGAATCCAAACACCATATACTAAGACCGGAGACACCGGTTCATCCAGCGAATCTTTGGAAGAAAAGTTTGAAGAGTATAAAGCACAAGCTATTGACCTATTCCTCACGGAATACGATAAGGAATACTCAACAGAAACATTTTTAATTTTAGAAAAAGCAATACAATATGATTTACAAAAAGGCTTTGATCTGGAGGCTCGCAACGGCTCACGCTTGAAGCTACTCTATTCGCTTCCGTTTGAAGATCTTGAGGCAATTGATGATGCAGATGACGAGGACGACGATGAAGAGGATGAAAGAGAACCGATTTCGGTAACCTATCAAGCATCTGAGTTTGTGGCTCTCCTGTTGAGAGTGAGAAAGGGATTAAACCTATACGCTCGATATGTGAAGTATTTTAAGTATATTGACGAAGAGAACCTGATCTTTGCAAAAACAGGCAAATTGTTCGACATTGATAGCTATGGCGATAATGGCTTCAATCGTTCTAAAAAAATGGCACAAGTCTTAATACAACTAGATGGATTCCTAAAGGGAAAGGGATTTAATATCCCCGGCGGCGGTGTGTTTGCCCCATTTAAAGATAGGGTTGTTAAGATAACTCTTGGATTTGATCCCAAATTTAAGCTTAAGAAGTTGAAAGTCTATAGCGTAGGGTGCGCTGAGAAGCCAACAATCTATAAAGGAAGAAAGATCTCTGGATTGAACAGGAGGGAAGTCTTCAAAGATCGGACTGCGATGGGATACCTCGCACAGCTTAAAGAGATGGACACAGCCCTTACTGCGAGAGTGCCCAAAAAGTTTACAGAATTTTTAATAGACTACACCTATCCACCAATATCAATAGTCAACTCAACAGAACTACAAGCGTCTTTGGATGATCAGAGTTGTGTGGCGAAAGCAATATCAGAAAAGGCAAATAGTATAGGTCAGGATGTCCTTGATGATGTGTTGGGTCTAGGCGATGCTATAGCTGGTGCTTTTCACAAACAGATGTGTAAACAATTTGAAGAAGTTAGAGAAGAGCAATTGGCTTTAGGTCAAAATTACCGCCCAGTTGAAGAACTCCAAAAAAGAGCCGAAGATAGAGAAGGAGAAAGAAAGAAAAGAAAAGGCGATAGAGAGACAGAAAGAACACGCAGAGAAGGTCTATCCCCCGAAGAGAGAGAGAGGGAAAGAAAAAAGAATAGAGAGACAAAGAAAGATAAAAGAAAGGATGCTCGGAAAGTTATAGGCGCAGCAGCAGCAGAACAAGCATTTAGGGAGCTTGAAGCAAACCCAAACATCTATGTGCGCCTGTGTGCTGACATGCTAATGAGCAATACTAAGTTTGGGGACGCCCTCGATGTTCGTGGGATTTTTGATTCATCTTTCGGACCCATGAAGCAATGTGGTCTTTTTGACTTCTTCATAGATGCTATTCAATGTCTGTTTGGCGGACTAACTCTCCAAGACGCCCTTTTGATTATGGTCACCAAGGCGCTAAGTGCTATGGGTATGGAAAACTTTGGTGTCCTGTTTGCCGGACTCCCCCCAGAAGAACAAGCCAGATTGGATGAACTAGTAAAGACAAACTTGGCAAAAGCCATCGAGCGAGGCGAAACAAGACAAACGGCTGCCCCAAGAAAAGTCGGAGAAGAAGCAAGTGTAGAAAAAGATTCTGTCGATCGCACCGCAAGCATTAATCCCTTTGCAAATTTTGACTTTGTTCGCCCCTTTGAAAACCCAGAGCTTTTAAAAAAAGAGCGCGCCGCAAGAGTTCCCGGCGCGTATGAGAGCACCACGGTATCAGCAAACCAATATCAAGCAGCATCACAGAATTCTGGGATAAGAAGAAACATTGGCGCCGTTTATCCAGAGAAAACAAGTGTTGGCGGAACAATCACTCAAACTGATTTATCTGGACGACAGACCCCAGGAGCTAACGCGGTTAATGGAGTAGCAACCGACGCCGAGAAGATTTTTTCTGATGTTAAAATTATGGATGCTTACATAAATGCGCTCATTGATTTGTATTCAGAAAGGCTGCTGGACTTGATTGATAGATTGAATGAATTCCCCGGCGCAGAATTGATAAGCAAGGCTCTTGCGACACTTGATTGTCCCAGACCTCCTCTCTTTACACCAAGCATAATGGACTTCATTAAAGATATTGATTTACCATTTTGTAGAAACATAAATGATATTGCTCTTCCAAGGCTTTTCCTCCCAGAATTAAATCTTGGTGATATTATAACGGCACTGATTCAGGCGATCAAACAAGCAATAAAAGATCAGTTGATCAAGATACTTTTTAAACTAATAATCAAAGTATGTGAAATATTGGGAGAAGCAATATGTAAGGCACTTGAGACGACCGGAGATATTATAGGAAATCTCCCCGGCTTGGTGTCTGGTAACACTACGTTTAAGGAGATAATTCGAGAATCAATTTGTGGTCCTAACGCATCTGACGAACAAGTAGATGGCGCTATTCAGGATCTGTTCTCTACATTGGGTGGCGCAGGGTCATCACTGGCTAATAAAGACAAAGTCTTAGAGTTGAATGAAGCTATTGCCTCTTCCTCAACGAGACAAGAGATCATTGATGCCTCTTTGGGCGAAGCATCTCCCGAATTCTTGACCATAGTTGACACAATAATAGAATTTGAGTTTCCTGAATTGAGAGAAGCTTTCTCTAATAGGAGCGACATCGCCGCCTTTTACAAAAACTTTGGCAACCTTCTCCCAGAAGACTTCAAAGCAAGCCTCCGCGATACCATTAGCTCATCACCAGAGACAGCAGCGCTCCCCGCAAATCCGACATTGTGTGCTACGCCAGAGCAGTTAGAAGAGTTCTGTGCCGTCCGTTCTGAAATATTAGCAGGCAGAGCATCGCCAGAGCAAATAGCACAACTTTGTGAAAACACTCTCCCAGCAGATAACTTTGATACAATAGCGGGCGTCCTACAGGATGGTCTTACAGCGACCATTATGGACAACCTGCCTCCACTTAAATCTGATCCTGGGTGTGACAATGGGTTGTTCCCGAGAGAGCCAGAAGAATTGGTAGCAGTGGCTTCTAAGGGGCTATCTGATGGTCTTGAGAACCTAAAGATAGCATACTCTTATGATATGCTCGGTAATGGACCATTCAAGAAAAACTGGGGCTTTGTAAATATGGTCCTTTCTGATACTATGGGCAGACCCTACACAGCACACAGAAGAAAGAACAATTTTGATCCAGGCGCCCAGCAATATGTTGATTTCTATTCTGACCCCGCTACCACCGACGACAAGGACAACAGCGACGGGGTCAACTTCGCGCGCCCTGGCGCCCAGAGAGGCGCACTGCCCAAATATATTGCGGAGTGGCAGGCAGTCTACTATTCTCAAGATAAAGCCAACTTCATTACGCTTAATGTTAATAATGATTTTAAATCAAAAAAGAGCAAATACATACCATTTAAAGATATTAGTTCCGGCAATACTACCGGAATAGACAGAAAAAACTTAACTCGATTGCCTGATTTTGGATACAACTACGTTGTTAAGCCGATAGAAAGCCGTGATGAAGATGGGATCACTATCGTTGCTAAGTCTAGAAAAAAGACTGCTGATCTATTGCTGAAATGGAGAGATAACAACGATGGTAGCGCCAAGGGTTCACTGCCCCCAGTGACCACTGCTGCGGTCCCAACACCAACAGGCGAACTGGGAGCGGACGGCACGTATCAGATTGGATACAATTTTAAGCTCTTCTTTGCCGATTACGAAGGAAAGAAGAATAGAAAAGATGACAATGTTAGATTTGAAATTGTCGAATTGTTTGATACAGGAACTTTTGCCGCTAATGCTGCTTATAAGCAGATAGCCTCTGCCTTCGCTGGTGCTAGTGACGAATTACCAGATAATGAAGAAACGGTGGATTCAATGATAACAAAATCAAAAGTATATGAGTTTATCTCTTTTGATGAGGGATTAGATGGTATCGTTGATGAAACGGGAGTCGTGTCTACAGACTATCCACGTTTTGCCGAGGCTCTTGAGAGAGAGGAGGCGACCAACTCGCCTATGTTGGTGCTGATGGCTGAGATATTGGGAATTAATATAGGCACTGCAAAAGAATTCTGGAACGACACGATGAATGAGATGGTAGACGAAATCGGCACAAAAGTATTTGATTTGGAAAATAACAAAGCCTTTAAGTATGGCGCCGAATCTGATCTCTTGAGCACGACCGAAGCCGAATATGGCGTAATAAGAAATGGCAATTTTAGACTATATGCCGACGCCACAAATTCAGAAGGAGACAACCTGACGAATAGTGACGCCGAACTTGGCTTAAGCCGAGATCAATACAACAACAGAGAAAATCCAGAAAAGGCAAGAATAGTATATCTAGATCCTGCCGCACATGGTGGTTCTTACACTAATCCAAAATATTATATCAAGCCTATCAACAATGACGGTTGGCTCGGGCTAGTGAACGTAATGTTCCCAGAGCTAAGCCCATGCAAGCCTTACCGAACAGACTTGATAGACTTCTCTGATATTGATTCTGTAATGTCCAATAGTTACTCAACCACTCCTGACGATAGGAGGTTGCTGGGCGACCCTGATTGCGTTACAGAAAAGCCTTATGATCGCATTCTAGATCGTTCTGCCAAGTCTGGCATCAAAGGCACGATTATGGCTGCGTGCAGAATTTATGCTTCAATGAACTTTTTGAAATCTGTAGCCACTTTTAGCAAGTTTAAGCCTGATTTTAAAAACAACTTTAGCAATCTATACGCATCTTACATTGTTGAAGAGATGGAGAAGGGGATGAGAGATTCCCAAAGCGGATTTGCTGAACTCTTCAACCCATTTAAAGATGAAGAATTCTGGTATGCTTTCTTGGAGCAAGCGGTACAGAACTACCACGATGAAATAGAAGCGGGAGATATAACAGAAGTCCCCACGAATGTACAAAACGCATTGCGAGAAATAGCGAAGGTACAGAGGGACTATAAATACCCCAACAAGGATATGCTCAAAGAAGCAAAAGACGTTGGAGATGCCGCTCGCCTACAAGGACTAAAGAGCTACCGAGAGAACAAAAATTTGGAAGCCGTCAAGGCATCAGAAGAGCACGCAAAAGTTGTTCTCAAAGAGTATGTCGTCAAAGAAGTGGACTTTATAGCCGACGTTTTTGAAAACAACTTAATAAAAGAAGGGTTCATAGACAAGCAGGACTATGTTCATAATATTTATTATCATATTCTTACTGAATTTACTGATGGCGCTGAATTGACTTTGGATCAAGAAATAAGACAAGAAGTCGTCGGCGTCGGCGGTGGCGGCTATACCGATGGCGATGAGTTCGCTCTTGAAGAGGATGGCACGCCTTATGTTGGCTATTATCACGTTAATGAAGATGAGACCGGTCAACCAGTCTTTATGGTCGGCGAGGAACACACAGAAGAAGAGCATGGTATCTTGACGCCATTTGCTAGAAAAATAGAATTGAATATAGGCAATGTTAGCGCGAATATAAGAGATTCGGTCGGTGGCACAAATCCTTTTGTCTTAAAGAAGTATCTCAAAGTTAATGGCGTTAGGGAAAATATGGACTTTATCTCAAGTCTAACATCGGGACTGGAAGCTGAACTAAACATCTCAGAGGTATATCCCGGCGATCTTGACTTTGTTTACGGACCATCAATCGATAGGGGAAGAGACGAATCTGGTAATGTTGTTACAGAGGCACCACCAGAATCACAACCCGGAAAGCCAATTGTTGGACTCAAAGGAGAGCTTGGTATTCGGTATGGTTTAGCTCTACACGCCAGAACCAGTTCTGGTTTGAAAGAAATAGCAAGTGCTGAAGTAGATGCCCTAGATCTTCCGCTTAAACTACTTAAGCCACTTGAGGGCGGCAGCAAGGAATTGCTTTGCCTTGTAAACAACTTGATTGACGATCCACAATTTAAAGCATTCTTTAGCTATTGTCTGCCGATCAATAAGCTATTGTCTGGGTTAGCAATCTATAACGCATTCACTTTCTTACCCTCAATCGGACAAGTTACTGCCGAAGGTATGAAGAGACAGATTGCTGATGGATTAGAAGGCAAGCCTGGATTGGTAATGAATGAGAGTGGGGAAGTAGACTTTGATAGCTCAATCCCAGGCTGGTATAAACCATCACAGAGACCAAACTTTACTCCATTTTCTCTCACTTGGGATGAATGGGATAAACAAACCTTGAGACGATCAGATACAATCATCAAGAGGATGTTCAAATCCTATTATTATTCTCGCAACTTTGACGAAGGCGAGGATGGCGGTGAAACAGGCGCCAAGATCGTTATTAAGAATCTAAAAGAACTTTTCTCGCTTGCGCCGGGTCAAAGAATAATGCCTTGGTGGAAGCGCAGAACCAGCAATCCCTTTAATAATAAGGGAGAGTTGTGTGAAAGAAAAGAATAAACACGATATATAGGTTACAGAGGAAACGATAAATGGCTTCATTAGCACCCAAACTACCATTGACTTTAGATTCTGGTGATGGATACACATCGATTAAGACACTCAAATCGTTAATAAAGCAGAATTTCAAGATGCTGATCTTAACCAATCCTGGCGAACGAGTGATGGATCCTGAATTTGGAGTAGGTATTAGACAGTTTCTTTTTGAAAATTTTGAAAGTGATGTATATGCGAGAATAGATCAGAGGATAAGAGAGCAAACGAGTATCTATCTTCCAGTGGTCTTGATTCGTAGCATAGAGTTCGGAAGACGCACCGAAGACGAAAACTTATTAGCATTAAGGTTGGAATATACAATACCAGACATTGCTGTAAGGGATTTGCTGGAGTTCACTATTTAGAAAGAGGGTAAATGATGTCCAAAGATTCAAAAAAGACTGTAGCGATAGATTATACTAATAGAGATTTTTCTACTATTAGAGAGGATCTGACGCAACTAGCAGAACGATTTTATCCTGATACCTTTCAAGATTTTAGTGAAGCTTCTTTTGGCGCTATGATGCTGGACGCTGTTGCTTATGTCGGCGACCAACTTTCTTTTTATCTAGACTATAACGTCAACGAGACGTTCTTGGACACATCCTACCAGCGTGATAACGTAATAAGACACGGAAGAGTTCTTGGATATAAAAACAGTGGAAGACCCTCTACCTATGGACAAGTTGCTATGTATGTGCTTGTGCCGGCATCTATAAGCGGTCTCGGTCCAGATACTCGCTATATACCGATAGTCAAGCGCGGAACAAGGTTCACAAGCCAAAATGGTTTAAATTTTGTTCTTACTGAAAACGTTGACATGTCCGATTCTTCAAACCCGGTCGTCGTAGCAACAACAGATAACACCACTGGTGCCCCCACTTTTTATGCTATTAAGGCATACGGCAATGTCGTATCTGGGTTTTTCAACTCTGAGACAGTAGA